TTTATTTGTCGGGAAGTCGGAGGTGGCTTAGACCAACTTTCTGAACTAGGAAGGAGGATGCACATGGCACAAGATTTTGACATTGTGGAAAGGTTGGAGAAACAGATTGAAGGCTCTAATCTTGCTCTTGCTGCTGTTGCGGAGGTCTTGCACAAGATGGACTCCCGTATAAGTAAACAGGAAGATTTTGACATGGAATTGGCAGAACAGGACGAAGATGCTTTTGAAAAGCAAGAAATCATTAAGGCCGTGGCTGGCGAAGTTTATGGTTTGATTAAAGCAGACCAGGGTATGCCTGATATGGACAAAGAAGGCTCTGCGAAAGAACGCAAGGCTTCCTCTGTGACCAAGGGTCATGATGACTCTGAAAAGGCAGTCACTGTAGTTAATAAGTTGACTGACCAACAGGCCACACTTCAAGCCATGCAAAAACAGCTTAATCTATTGAAAGCGGGCTGGAATGATGAGTCAGCGGACATGGAAGAGAATAATGGTGATGAGGAAGAAGAAGAAGAGGATACAGAAGAAGAGTTAGAAGAAGGATATGGCTATGGAATGGAGAACGCGGAACAGTACCCAGGAATAGAAAATATGCAGAAACAGATTAATGAGTTGAAGTCTGCTTTGAGTGGTGCAAACAGTATGCATAAAGCCATTCAAACTGAAACTGAGGGCCGTCTGCGAAAGATGGGCTTCCGTGAAGAGACTTCTCTCACCCGTCCTACCGTTATCCGCTATGAGGATACCCTTGGTACAGATGGAACTACACCTATTCAGAAGGAATCGGGTGGAGATACTGTTGACCAGATGATGCAGATGTCCTATCAGGACTTGCGTCGGTTGCAGGAAACCATTGAAAGTGGTGAAACGGACGGCGTTCCACGCGAACTCATAGGTTAATTTAAAAACAAAGCGTAAGGAGATTTTTTATGGCTAATCCATCCCTTTCTGAGTATATTGCTCAGTCACAACGAGGGTTGTATCAGAGTGTATTCGGCCCTGGCTTCATGAAGAAAGCTGGTGCTGGTGTTGGTACTCCGTTCACGGTTGATACCGCTACTGGTATTTTTAATACTACGTATGGACGGAAAGTCTGGCAAGCTCTAAACAACCAAACTAGGTTTTTTAATGCTATCCCACGTACCGTGTGGGGTAACACAGCTGGTTGGAGGATTCGTTCTGACCGTGGTGCGAACCGCAGTGCGCCTATCCTAGAAACTGGTAACCTCCCGACAGTAGATATTTCTGCTATCCAGACGGTTTCCAGCTTGCCCCGAATTGTTGCTACAACCTTCGGTGCATCTGTCAAGTCAGTCTTCACCGCCCAACTAGAAGGTGGTGTCGGTGACGTGCTGGCGTTGGAGAATGAGAACGCCCAGCTAGACCACATGAAAGAGGTCAACTTTGAACTGTTGTCCTTGGCTGCTGCGAGGGCCACTGGTGGTAGTGGTACTACTGTTGTTTTCAACAGTGCTGCTATTGCTAATAACTTCCATCTAGGTGATGAGTTTGCCCGTTACGACGGTTCTGGTTCTGCTCATGACCTTACTTCTGGTGTCACCGTTGGTGGTGCTTCGGCTACCGCCCACAGTGCTGGCACCGTAACCGTCGATACCTCCAGCCCTGCATGGGCTTCTGGTGACTTGGCTTACGTATATTCCCGCGCTGGGTTCACCAGCTTGGATGATATCGTAGCTGAAGACGGAATGGCTTCCGGTGGTTTGGAAGCTAACGCGAGGGCTTTTGACCTATCGTTGGCTGCTCGTACTGCTGGTGGTTGGAATGCCGCTGCTAACGTCAGCCACAACGCTGGTGTAGGCCGTGACCTCTCCCTTAATCTGATTGATACTTGTATCCAGAAGATTCGGGAAAATGGCGGTGAGCCAAAGCTCATCCTCATGGGTCATGACCAGTACTTCAAACTGGAACGTCTGCTGAATTCACAGCAACGTTACATGGGTCAGGAAGAATATCAGGTTGGTGTAGGCTCTGAGCGTACATTCCCTGGTACTCGTACTGGATTGGTTTTGGCTACCTACATGGGTATCCCCATCCTACCTGATGCCGATGTGCCTAAGAGCGTAAGCTCTGCTGGTGCTATCCTGGGTAGTAACGTTTACGTACTGGACACTGACTATCTTGAGATGTCAATTGCCCAGCCTACCCAATACATTGAAAACCGTGACTACTTCGCTGCTAACAGCTTGGTTGTCAGGGGCTTGCTGTACACTCTTGGTGAGTTGCGCTGCAAGAACTTCTTTGTTCAGGCTAAAATCTGTGACCTAAGCGTCTAAAGT